GGGAGCCGGTGGTGAAAGCATTGGTCGCGGGGAGACACTAACCCATGTCCACTGTTCCGAGATGGCCTTCTGGCAGAAAAGTACAGCGCTCGAGAACTGGAATGGAATGACCCAGGCGGTCCCAAACAAACCAGGCACAGCAATCTTTATTGAAAGCACGGCCAATGGTGTCAGTGGCATCTTTTATGACCTCTGGCAGGGTGCCGTTAATGGCACTAATGGGTATGTGCCCGTTTTCATCCCTTGGTTTCTTGACCCAGAATACCGCGAAGAAGTACCCAAGAATTTCAAAAGAACGCCTGAGGAAAAGAAGTTAGTAAAAACATATAAGATAGACAACGGGCAGCTAATGTTCCGACGTCATAAGATCGCCCAGAACGGCATAGATCTTTGGCACCAGGAGTATCCAGCCACGCCAGACCAGGCGTTCTTAACAACCGGTCGGCCTGTGTTTAACCCTGAGCTGCTACAGACCAGTCTGAATGCCACCAAGGATCCTAAACAACGGATGGCCCTGGAAGGTGATGACTGGGTAGAAAACATGCGAGGTGAGCTTACGGTTTATCGCACGTTGGACCCTGGTGAGGCTTACATTATTGGCGCTGACGTTGCGATGGGCGTCCGAGGCGGTGACTGGTCAGTTGCCCAGGTCTTGGATTCTAAGAAGCGCCAGGTCGCGACCTACAGAAGTCAGGTGCACCCTGATTACTTTGCCACTGTTTTGTACAAGCTAGGTGAGCTCTTTAACATGGCTCAGATCATCGTTGAAAACAACAGCCACGGTATCCTAACCTGTACAAGGTTGGGCAAGGATATGAGCTACCCACACTTCTATACCGAAATCCAAATCGACAAGTTGACCGAGCGCGAGACACTAAAATTGGGGTTCACCACGACTACCAAATCTAAGCCATTAATTATTGATGAACTTAGGGCGGCAGTCCGGGACGGTTCTATAATATTAAACAACAAAACAACCATCAGAGAAATGCTGACATATATCGTAACTCCAACTGGCGGCATGTCAGCTGAAGCTGGATGCTTCGATGACTGTGTGATGTCTTTGGCCCTTGCCAATCACATTCATGAAGGCAGCTGGGAACCTATCGAAAGCACCGATGACTACTATATAGAAATGGTCTAATCTATGAATAAAACTGAATATATAAAGCTAGATGATGACAAAATCGCATCAATCCTAGATGACAACATTCGAAAGAGTATTGGACACTACGATTCACAGATTAGCCGTGAGCGTAAACGCGCTATTGATTACTACAACGGTACACTCCCACGCCCAGCGCATGATGGTAATAGCAAGTACGTTTCACTCGATGTCTACGAGACCGTAGAGAGCCTCAAAGCAGCCCTTCTTGAAACCTTTTCCACCGGCTCTAAAACCGTTCGTTTTGCCCCACAGAATGCCGACGATGTTGCTCTAGCCGAGGTTGCTACCGAATATTGCGATTATGTGGCAAACAGATCAAACAACCTATTCGAAATCATGCAGAGTGTAATCCAAGACGGACTTATGGCCCGTACTGGGATTGTGAAGGTGTTTTATGATACTAGTGACGAAAGCCACCTGGAAGAGATAACAGACCTCACCGAGGAAGAGCTCGATTCACTTCTAGTCCAGGACAACATTGAGATCGAAGAAATCACCGAAGATGCCGCTGGTCTTTTCTCTGGTGAGCTCCGGGTCACAACTGATACCAGCAAAGTCTGCATTGAAAGCATAGCGCCCGAGGAGTTCATCATTGAGCCCCAGGCAAAAGACCTGGACGGCGTCAACTTCTGTGCCCACCGCACTACCAAGACAATCTCAGAGCTGCGCCAGTTGGGCTATGAGGAAAAGTTAATTGATAAAATCGCAGACCACAGTGACGTGGACATGGAGACAGACCCAGAGGTTTTAGCCAGGCATGAAGAGATCGGCAGTGACCGAGGCTTCAATACCGAAGGTTACCAGGACCAGGTTCGCAGTGTAACGGTATACGAATGCTACATTAACCTAGACATTGAGGCCACCGGCGTTGCTGAACTGTACCGGATTGTTAAGGCTGGGAACGTCATCCTGGAGAAAGAACTTACGGCATCTAAGCCGTTTGTGGCCTTTACGCCTCTCCCTATTCCCCATGCCTTCTACGGTAACAACTTTGCAGCCAAACTCATCCCAATTCAGAACGCTAGAACAGTGTTGACTAGGTCAATTCTTGATCATGCGATGATTACAAATAACCCAAGATATATGGTCGTAAAAGGTGGCCTAAGCTCACCAAAAGAGCTCATTGATGGCCGTGTTGGCGGCATCATAAATGTCACCAGGGCTGACGCTGTTACACCAATGCAGCAAGCCAGTTTAAACCCATTCGTTTTCCAGACACTACAGCTGCTTAACGACGATAAAGAAGAGACCAGCGGTGTATCTGCACTGAGTAAAGGTCTAGACAAGAATGCAATGGGAAAGCAAAACAGTGCGGCCCTGGTAGAGCAACTAGCCACCATGTCCCAGCAACGGCAAAAGATAATTGCCAGGAACTTTGCTAACAGCTTCCTCAAGCCGCTTTACCAGATGATTTACAAGCTGGTTGTCGAGAATGAGTCAGAAGAAAAGGTCGTTGAACTTGCCGGTAACTATGTAGCTGTATCACCGGCTCAGTGGGGCGCCAAAAGAGATGTCACCGTAGAACTACACTTAGGCTATGGCGAACAAGTCGAAGAGGCACAAAAGTACATGAACCTACATGTAATGATGTCTCAGGACCCTACCCTGTCCACGATGTATCAGGCACAGAACCAGTACAAGTTAATGTCACACGTCATGGAGAACAACGGCATCAAGAATGTCGCTGACTACCTGACATCACCAGATCAAATACAACCGCCTCAACCGGATCCAGCTGAAGAGCTGAACCGCCAGATGCAGCAAAAGCAAATGGAGATCCAGGAGAGGCAAACCCAGATTGCGGAGCTCAAAGCTCAACAAGAAGGCTCTATAAGCCAAGCTAGGTTAAACCTAGATCAAATGAAATTGCAGCAGAGCTTCGCAATACAATCCGACACCGTTGACCTCAAAGAGTCACAGCTTGAGCATAAGACAGCCACCGACCAGGCAGAGCTGGAGATCCTCAGGAACGCTGAAGACGTGCGCGGAATTGCATCACCAACAGGATAAGAAAGGAAACATCTATGCCAACAGGCAAAGGTTCATACGGCACTAAAAAAGGCCGTCCACCCAAGAAGTAACTTAAATCGCAAGGAGAGCGACAGTGACCGAAGAAGAGCACATTGAACTAGGCCAGGCGTCTGAAACCGTCTTGGCTTTACCGGCTTTTAACCAGGTAGTTAATCACTTGGTTGAGAGCGCATTCCAAACTTTCGTTAACAGTAAGCCCGACCAGGGCGAGATGCGCGAAAGAGCATACAACCACTATCACGGTCTTGTGGACGTGGTTGACACAATGAAACAACGAGTAGCCGTCCGTGACGAAATACTCGCAAAAGGCGACACCCGCCAAGAGGAGCTGGACCATGAATAACGTCCAACGACAGCCCACCTCTGAAACCGCATTCGACACAGACGAAGATGCGGCAGACGCCATTCTTGACCGCTGGACGGACGCTGAAGAGCTATCCGAAGACACGGACTTAGAGGCAACAGCTGAAGCCACTGAAGAGACAGAAGAGGCACCAGTTGATATTGAGGAAGAAGAAGAAAATGATGAAGACAGCGAAGACCCTAATGAAGACCCTGACGAAGACGATCAAGAAACTGAAACTGAAGATGATGACGATGATGATGCGCCTGAAGAGGTAACATTATCAGACGAAAGTCTTATCGAAGTTGCAGTGGATGGTGAAACCAAACAGGCATCTCTAAAGGATCTTAAAAGACTGTACGGTCAAGAAGCTTCACTCACACGAAAGTCTCAAGAAGTAGCTTCCAAACGGAAAGAGGCAGATGATGCGCTAAAACGCACTGACCTCAGCTATCAAAAACTATTGGAACGCGCTGAAGCTCGAAACAAACCATACGCAGATGTGGACATGCTGGTTGCCAGTAAGTCTATGTCTACGGAGGATTTTAGTAGTCTTCGACGTGAAGCAAAAGAGGCCGAGACGGATCTCAGGTTTTTAAAGGAAGAGGCCAACGCCTTTTACCAGGAAACCCAAACGCAATTCAAAACCCAACAGGCTGAAGCTGCGAAGGAGTGCATAAAAACACTCCAGGACACAGTCGAAGGCTGGGGCAATGATTTGTATAATGATATTCGAACATACGCGGTTTCTGTTGGTCTACCTAAAGAACAGGACGACTAATATGTTGAGCCAAATGTGATCATCTTACTGAATAAAGCCCGGATGCATGACAAATCAATGGACACGGTAAAAACAAAGAAAGCCAAAGTCATGAAAGTCAAAACATCTAAAGGCAAAGTACTCAGGTCTGTCAAAGCTCCAAAGTCGAGCCTCGACGCCAACACCCGTAAGCGCGAGCTAACGGCAAAACGTGTGCGCAGCAACTCAAGCGCAACCGGAGACCTGGATGATATAGCTGACGCCTTACTAGCCCGTTGGGAAGCTTAAACAATCCCAGCTAAGTCCTTGAAAGGATAACAAATGGCTACGTTCACTACATACAACTCAATCGGCATGAAAGAGGATGTATCAGACATCATAACTGATATTACTCCTACAGATACGCCCATGAGCACCATGATGAAGTCTGAGAAGATTTCAGCTCGAACCCTCTCC